ATGCGCGCAGCCGTCTACCTCCGACAGTCGATAGACCAGAGCGGCGAAGGGCTGGCCGTGTCACGCCAGCGCGAAGATTGCCTAGCTCTGTGCGCGGAACGCGGCTGGTCCCCCGCCGAGTACGTGGACAACGACACGAGCGCAACCAAGGGCGTTCGGCCTGCGTATCAACAGATGCTCACGGACATACGAGCCGGGCAACTGCAAGCCGTGGTCGCTTGGGACTTGGACCGCTTGCACCGGCAACCGATTGAACTAGAAGAGTTCATCACCCTTGCCGACACCCACCGGCTGGCGTTGGCGACTGTGGGCGGGGACGCGGACCTATCTACGGACGGCGGGCGGCTGTTCGCGCGTATCAAGGGCGCGGTTGCGCGTTCCGAAGTCGAACGCAAGTCGGCTCGACAGAAACGCTCAGCGTTGCAGCGTGCACAGATGGGCAAGCCGTGGGGACCGCGCGCGTTCGGCTACGCGGATCGGTCAGGAAACACGCTCGATGAGTCCGAGGCTCCCCTACTGCGTGACGCATTCGAGAAGGTTGCAGCCGGTCACTCGCTGGCATCCATCGTGAAGCGGTGGAACGCGGACGGAGTGACCACCACCAAGGGCAACATATGGCGGTCCGCTCAGTTGCGGCCCGTGCTGATGAATGCGCGCTATGCGGGCCTGCGGTCGTACAACGGTGAGATTGTCGGCAAGACTGACGGCCCCGGCGTCGTCCCCGAGGAGTTGTGGCGCACGGTCAACGCGATACTTGCGGACCCGTCGCGGCGCATGGGACCGGAACGCGGACGCAAGTACTTGTTGAGTGGAATTGCTCTGTGCGGCAGATGTGGTCAGCGCATGGGTTCGGGGACGGCTCAGTCGAACGGTAAGCCCGTCTACGTCTGCAAGGGATGCAATGGGGTGTCTCGCCAGATCGCGGCGGTTGACGGTCTGGTCATGGGCCTGTTGTCGGTGATCCTGTCGCGTCCCGGTGCTGCGGAACTTTTCTCCCAGTCGGGAGACAGCGACGATATGCCAGAGCTACGCGCGGAAGCCGATACGCTGCGGGCACGGCTCGACTCAGTGGCTACCGAGTTCGCTGACGGTGAGGTCACAGCACAACAGTTGCGGACGATTACCGAGCGGATCAACGGCAAGCTGGCCGAGATTGAGGGCCGGATGATCGAGGCGACACAGTTCCCCGTGCTGTCTGGCGTCATTGCTGCCGAGGACGTGCACGGTGCGCTGACAGGGCTGGCGCTGGACGCTCAGCGCGGCATCGTTGACCAGATTCTTTCGGTGACGATCCTGCCGACGGGTCGCACGGGCAGGGTGTTCGATCCCGAGTCGGTGCGCATCGAACCCAAGATGTGACCTAGTTCATATCAAACAGGCTTGCGGATGAGTTCGAACGTGTGTTCTACTGTCATCCTCGCAGAATCGGCGCACGCAAAAGTTCGTGGCCAAACAGTGCGTAACTTTGTATGTAGACGTTTAAAAATCGCACTGCCGACTGCGGAGGACGCAACCAGCCCGAGCTAGACCCAACAGACCCGTGCACACGCACCCCAGTTCATAGCTGAGGGTGCATTTTTTGCGTTCTCCACCGGAGGAATCCCCATGCCACAACAGGCGTATTTGTCGACCCCGAAAGTCGAAGCCTACATCTCAAAGCTCGCTGCCAACTGGCCCCCACTGACCCAGGACACCCTATCCCGCGTCAGCGTCCTAGTCCAAACAGGCGGCAGCCGATGACCCTGCAATTCCACTTAGCCGCAATGGTTTCGACCATCCCCGAGTCAATCGCGTACCTACGCGGCGGGCTGTACCGGATACCGAAAGCGGTACCAGAGGGCGCGGACGAATCGAAGCCAAGGAACCGACCGGGACCAAAGCCACCGATGGACCTAGACGCAGTGGACGCAGCCGATCTACAGCTAGACAACCTGGCGTTCTGGGCTGAGGAATGCGGCGTTGACATGACCGGACTAGGACGCGCCTGGCGGTACGCACCGGGGCACCCACGCGCCGGGGACATTCGCGGTGTTCTCTACGACGATTCGAGGCCGGCCGATTTGCTCAGCGCGCGCCTACTTGACCAGCTCAACCGACCTGACTTCGAGGAAGTACCCGACATGCACCAACACCTGCACACCTTGCTTGCGCGGCACTCTGCCCGCTGGCCCGTCATCCATGACTTGCTGAACTATTTCAGCGGTCGGACGGCATGAGGGCGCGCCCGAGCACGGGCGGCGATGACGACACCCCGGTTGCGTTCGCTAAGCGTTGGGTCGATGAGTTCGAAGCTCTCAGGATCACGGGCCGTTCGAAACGGACCCTCAGCAAGTGGCGCAAAGCGGGCCTGATTCGGCGCCGGAAGCGCGGCGGGGTGCACGTCTACGAGGTTGAGGAACTGAACGCGGCGAAGGCTGACAGTGAGCGCCGGGCAATCGAGTACAGGTTCACGCCGGGGCAACCGGGCGGGCCTGGCCGTCGCCCTCACCCTGCACGCCCGAGGATCGCTGAACTACTGGCGCAAGAGGTGCCCATGACTGACATTGCCCGCGATTGTGGGTGTTCGGTGGGGCTGGTCAAAGCTGTACGAAAAGAATTGTGAGACAGAGGTTATGGCACATTTTGAGCTGACGGAGAAGTTGATCGCTGACCGTGGTCACACACCGAAAAAGCGCATCGTGATTACCCGTACACAGCAGAACGGGCGCACCGCTTCGTGGGAGTTCTCCCCTACCGCTTTGCGTGCCCTTGCTGACCAGATCGAAGACGCTCTCGAACCATTCGAAAAGAAAGACTGAACCAATGCCGGAAACGGGACGCACTACCAAGTTCGACAAATTTGCCTGGCACAAAGCTTACGGTGAGCAGCACGACGTGAAGTACGAAGAGCGCGGAGTTGCGTACATCATGTTCGATCACTCGCACGAGGACGGCACTGAGGCTCGACCCGGCGTAGACCTGCTCACTGCCAAGACTGGACTGAGCGAACGGACGATACGACGCCACCTCACGGCCAACGTTGACGCGGGGTGGTTAGTGCTCGTGTCGAAGGGATCGAACTCTGGTCGGGCCGCGAAGAAAAGCGTTTACCGACTGGCCTACCCGAAGGTTCACCGGACACAGGTGACCACTGATCAGACCGGAACACCGGACACGGGTGACCAGAACACCGGACACCCACGACCGGGAACACCGGACACGGGTGGCCCCCTAACAGATCCAGGAACATATCCAATAACAACCCCAACTGATCGGCTAGCAGAACTCAGAGCGAAAGCAACCGGGGAACTCACGGCAACGGAGCGCGAAGAACTACGCGGCGCCGGATACAGCTATGCCCCGATGCTCGACAAGTGGATACGCGGCCACCCAGGCCATGACGTCACGCCGAAGCCGAAACCAATGCCGAAGTTCGTAAACGACCATCACCGAACGATCGCAACCGAACGGAAGATCAGCGAAGTTGATCTAGCCCGTCTGGCGAACGTGTCGGCGTCCAAGTACTCACCAGTCAACTACCTGACCAAGGTTCTCGAAGGCACATCAGCTTCGCCCCGGCTCATTGCTGGCGGGCTTTGGCAAGGCGACTAATGCGAACCGGAGAACTCACCTATGTCTCAGCAAGACGTGACGTACAAGCGCGCCCGAAACGTCCCCCGTAAAGCCATACCCAAACACCGAGGCCGACCATTTCAGACCTACATAAACCGTGCATCGACTGCGGCGAACCGACACCGAACCCACGATGCCCCGAGCACACCACCGACCGGAAGCCACCAGCCCAGGAGCGCGGATACGACGCAGCCTGGCGACGACTCAGCAAGCAAGCCCGCACACTGCAACCGTGGTGCACCGACTGCGGAACCACCACTGACCTACAGGCTGACCACACACCCCAAGCATGGGAACGGAAGAACTCAGGGAAGCGCATACGGCTCGAAGACATAGCCGTCACCTGCGGACCCTGCAACCGTCTCAGAGGAGCAGCCAGAGGGCAGCAAACACGCACTCACGACAACACCGGGGGACGTACCCCCTTTAATGTCTCACAGTCACCCTCAGGCAAGGCAAAGTTTGAGAGTGAAATCGGCGGCAGATCGTGAAGGGCGGCGCAAAAGGGAACGTCAGTGCGGAACCGCTGGACTTCAAGGGTTGGCCGCGTGACCGGGCGAAACGTCGTGAGAAGTTCATTCGGACGTATCTGATTACCCCTCGCGGTGAGGGTGCGGGTAAGCCGTTCAGATTGCGTGATTTTCAGACGGAAATGATTCGCGGAATGTTCGCGCCGGGTGTTCGTACCGCGTTGGTCTCGATTCCCCGAGCTAATGGTAAAACGATGCTCGCGGCGGCGTTGGCTATTGCGGAATTGTTTGTCGGTCCCCCGTCCGCTGAAGTTTTGGTCGTGGCGTCCGATCAACGGCAGGCAAATATCACGCTGAAATATGCGCGCCGAATGATCGAACTCAATCCTGAGCTTGAGTCACGGGTTCAGATTTACGCGGACAAACTCTATGTGCCCGAGAATGACGCAACGTTGCTACCACTTCCCGCTGAGGTTGGGGCATTGCACGGGCATGACCCGTCATTGCAGATCGTGGACGAATTGCACGTTGTCACCGAGGGCGTATGGGAAGCTGTCACGTCAGTAGCCGGTAAGCGGCCTGAGAGCCTTACTCTGGCCATTTCTACGCCTTCCGCATCCTCCGATTCGATTATGTGGAAACTAGTCGAGCACGGACGCTCTCAGAGCGATTCTAGTTTCTACCTGAAAGAGTTCTCAGCGCCCGAGGGTTGCGCCACTGACGACCGGGACGCCTGGCGGCAAGCCAACCCGGCTATGTCCTGCAAAGACCCGTTCCTGTCCGAGGACGGCATGGAGGCCGCGCGCCGAACGATCCGGGAACCCGTGTTCAGGCAGCTACGCCTAGGCCAATGGGTGACGGGCATCGAATCATGGATGCCGTTCGGCATGTGGGACGCATGCGGCGATGAGTTCCGCACGGTCGGCAAGGAACGCGTTGTGCTGGCGTTCGACGGCTCAGCGTCGGGTGACTCTACGGCCCTGATCGGGTGCACGGTCGGGCCTGACCCGCATATTTTCGTTGAGGGTCTGTTCGAGAACCCCGGCGATCAGCAGTGGCGTGTTCCCCGCGCCGAGGTTGACGCTGCGGTCGATCTAGCGTTCGAAAAATACGACGTTGTGGAATTGGCGTGCGACCCGTGGGGCTGGCGTTCCGAGATTGAGGCGTGGGCGAAAAGGCACGGAGAAAAACGCGTATTGGAATGGAATACCGCTAACGCGCAAAGAATGGCCCCGGCTACAGATCGCCTTTATCAAGCGGCATCTACTAAATCAGTCACGCATGACGCAGACTCTCGCCTATCGGCGCACATTGCGCATTGCGTAGCGAAAAGAACGCCAATGGGTGACCTGGTGGCAAAAGACAAAAAGTCGTCACCGAGAAAGATTGACGCGGCGGTTGGCGCAATTGTCGCCCTCGATAGAGCCGCATTTCATTCGCAAAAGGCGAAGAAACGAATTGGGAGTTTTGCATCTTGAAAGAACTTATTACGTCGCTCGCTCAGCGTTTGGACGCGGGCACGGCTAGCCGTCAGCGATACGACAAGTATTACGCGTCTCAGCAGCCGTTGACGTTCCTAGCCCCCGAGGTCCGAACTGCGCTCAACGGGCGCCTGTCGCGGGTGAGCGTGGGCATTCCTAAGTTGCTGGTCGATTCAATCGCGGAACGCTTGCGGCTGACCGGCCTGGCGAACGCTGCGGCTTGGGCGGCGATGCTTGACAACGACATTGACCAGCTCGCACCGCTCGTGCACCGAGAAGCCCTGACGTTGGGCAACGCCTATGCGACGGTGTGGGCGAAGGCTGACGGTTCCCCGCTCATTTCGATTGAGTCGGCACACCAGATGACGACGCTCGAAGACCCCGGCACGCACGAAACGCTGGCGGCGTTCAAGCGTTGGGAGACTGACCGAACCACCGAGGCTGTTCTGTACCAACCCGACCGAATCGTTCGCCTGCGGGCAAATGCGACGGGCGCAACCACTCAGGGATTCGATGTAGTCGAAGAGTTGGACAACCCACTGGGTGAGGTTCCCGTCGTGCGGTTCAAGCATTCCGACCGAATCCTCAGCGACGGCACTTCCGCAATGGAACCCGTCCTGTCCCTGACCGATGCTCTGGTGAAGCTGGTCACTGACCTGTTGACGGCATCCGAGTATTCCGCGCGGCCACGCCGGTTCGCCACGGGGGTTGAGCTTGCCGAGGACAAGGACGGCAACGCGGTCAACCCGTTCCCCGAAACCGACCGAATGATGATCAGTGAGGACCCGGCAGCGAAGTTCGGTCAACTCCCCGGTTCCGACCTGGGCGGCTATGAGTCCGCTATCGGTGTGGTCATGCGGCAGATCAGCGCCGTCTCAGGCCTCCCCGAGCACGCCCTAGGTATCGGTGGGGACAACCCGACCAGCGCCGACAGTATCCGTGCATCCGAGGCCGCTCTGACCTCGAAAGCCGAGAGCGCAAACCAGACGTTCGGGCGGGCATGGGAACAGGTGGGACGCCTGGCCGTCGCGGTCAAGACGGGAGTGGCACCGAATAGTGTTGCTACACAAGCACAGTGGGCCGACCCGTCCACCCGGTCACTCGCACAAGAGGCCGATTCGGTGACCAAACTGTTCGCGTCCGGTCTGCTCCCCGCGTCCTATGCACTGTCACGGCTGGGCTACGACGCAACCGAGATTGAGAAGATTCGAGTTGCACGCCGAACCGAGGCACTGGACGCGGCGGGCACTGACCTTGCGGCCCTCCTCCCGTGACCGGCTATGAGGACGTAGTTCGTTCGCTGGGGCAAGGCGCATCCGATGTGGTGGCCCAACTGTGGGAGTCGGTGCAGTCGGGCCGCTTGTCGGTCGATGAGTTCCAGACCATGACGGCGGAACTGATCACGGTTGCCAACGGAAAGGGCGCGTCGGTCGCTGAGGCGTCCCTCAGGGCGTATGTGGAGGCCGAAACGGGCACCGTCGATCTATCGACGCCAACCGTGCGCGCGGCACCGACCGAGCGACTGCACCGGGCGTTGGGAACCATCCTCGCGTCAGACCTCGACACCCTCATGCAGCTAAAGCGGCTGGCGTTCAACGAACCGCTGGGCGCGGCGTCCGAGGCGTACACAGACGGAATCAAGCGGCACAAGTCCGTGAAGGGCTGGCGCCGTGGGGTCGAACTCAAGCCGTGCCAACTGTGCCAGTGGTGGGCGCGCGACGATCGCGTTTGGCCGTCCTACCACCCCATGCCAAGACACACCGGGTGCCTATGCCACCCGATACCTGTTATCTCACAAGACATTAAGGATCTTTCATATGCCGGATCAGCCAGCGGATACGACGGTTATCGAGCCAACCTCGACCGAAGAGCCAGAGGAAACAACAACTGAGGTCGAACCCGAGCCGGTGGAGGAACCCGAGACGTTCCCGCGTTCCGTGGTTGAGGAACTGCGCACCGAGAACGCAGCGAACCGAGTCAAGGCGAAGCGCGTTGATACTCTGTCGAACCGCCTGCATACCGCTTTGGTGGACGGCACGGGCCGTCTCGCTGACGCGTCTGATCTGCCGTTCGATGAGGCTCACCTAGAGGATGCCGACGCGATGAACGCAGCTATCACCGAACTACTGGAGCGCAAGCCGCACCTTGCCAGCCGTAAGCCGCGCGGCGATGTGGGGCAGGGTGCAACCACTTCGACGGGCACTGTCGATCTTGCGGCCCTATTGCGGGCACGAGCATAAAACGTTAAGAGAGCACTGCTCACTAAACTAAGGGGGTCGGTCCAGGCGACCGGCCCCTTTTCTTACCTTGCGTCCGGGCGGCGCACGGTCATTCAGTCATTCCAATTCACTTAAAGGACAACACTTTTCATGGTTAACTCTACTGTCAGCGCGCCCGAAATCATTCAGGAACAGGTTACCGGCCTGTTGGTTCAGCCGCTCGAAGCCGCATCCGTCGTGCTGTCGTCCGGCGTCCGCATCTTTGATTCGTCCGAGCCGCTGCGCATCCCAACCCTGACCGCTGGCATCAACGCCGGGTTCGTTGCCGAGAACGGTCTGATCCCTGACGACGACGTTGAGTTCGGCGAAATCAAGCTCATGCCGTCTGATCGCAAGTCGATTAAGGCACTGACCAAGTTCTCGAATGAGTTGCTGCGTCAGAGCATGGTCGGACTCGATGCCGTGCTCAAGTCTCGACTGGTGACGGACGTGTCGAACGCTCTCGATGACGCATTGCTCAAGGGCATCGGCGCCGATAAGTCGATCACCGGCATTATCAATCAGGAGGGCGTGCAGAACGCGGCTCTCGATGTGTCGGACACTGATAGCTTGCTCGATGCTCTTGCTCAGGCGGCAGCCGAGGAAGTGACGCCTAACCGTTGGTTCCTGTCCGGTACCGACTTCTTCGCACTGCGCAAGCTCAAGGACGCGAACGGGCGCTACATCGTTGAGTCTGACGTGACCGCTGGTGCTCGCTACAGCCTGTTCGGCATCCCCGTCACGGTCACCAACAAGCTCGCTGCGGGCAAGGCCGTTCTCGCGGACACGTCGCAGATCGCGGTTGTCCGTGACCTGGCGCCGTCCGTGACGTTGCTGTCCGAGCGTTACGCCGAGTACGACCAGCAGGCTATCCGCGTCGTGACTCGCTACGACTTGGGTCTGTTGCATCCTCAGGGCGTTGTCGTTCTGTCCGCAGCCTGATTGGGGAGGCTCGCATGACGGAGCTACTGACTAACCCGTCTTTCTCTGACGTTGGCCCGTCTGGTTCAACTACGGTGCCCGGCTGGGTACTAATCGACTCGCGGACGGTAGGCAGTTCGGGCGGTGGCCGAATCATAGTCGGGCGTAGTGGAACAGGACGGGCAACAATTCAGGGTCCGAACCCTTCCCTGACTCCAATCGCGGGCGGTGTCTATACGGCAGCGTTCGAGGGCGTTTTCGGACAGACAGGGGCAGCCGAAGTCTCGCTCTTGTTGGGTTCGACTGTCCTGGGAACCGTCACGTCCAACGATGTGACTCCGGTGTCCGTGTCGGCAACTGTTCCCGCTGACTACAAGGGCGCGGACGCTTTGGTGCTACAAGCTCGAAGCGTCGGAGTCGATGACCTTGTGGTCAAGAGTCCGAGCCTGTCTGTGGTCGCGCCGATAGTCGAGCCCGAGCCGGAACCCGAACCTCAGCCGGAACCCGAGCCCGAAGAACCCGTGACACAGCCTGATTGGGATGCCGGTAAGGCGGTCGCGCAATTCCTAGGGCAGGGCGACGACCTGGCGTTAGTCGCACTGGCACGGCAGCACGCGGGCATCGTGACGGAAATGTGCCGGGCGTACACGCGCGGCGGCGGGTTCGATCCCGACCCGAACGCTGAGGTCCAAGCGGTAATTGTGACGGCGGCGGCACGACTGGTGTCCAACCCCGATCAGGTGAACCAGACAATCGGCAATGTCACCGTACAGGGATGGTTCCGAGGGTTCAGCCTGCCCGAGTTGTTCGTACTGAACCGCTATCGGGTGAGGGCATCGTGAGGCTACGGGACAAGGTAACGATTGCACTGTATTTGCCCACTGGGCGGTACAACGGCAACGGCATGCCCGTGCTGGAATGGACCGAGCCACGGGCGGTGTCCGCTCAGGTATGGGCGCTAGGAACCGATGCCGTCATTTCGTCGGATCGGAACGCAGTGATCAGCCGCTACAAGATGGTCATTGCCCCGGTGCTGGACATTCCCCCGACCATCGGAAATGACATGCGCATATCGTGGGGTCCGTTTCAGCACACGGGAAGCGGCGCGCTTTACCCTGACGGCACGGTTGAGCGGCATTACTACCGTGGGCGTCTGCACCACTATGAACTGATCACCCGGCAGGTGGTCTGACAAAAATGGCCCCATCCTCATTGCGAGGGTGGGGCCATTTTCTGCGTTTCTAGGTGGTTCGATCTTTGCGCCACATGAGGACATTGGTTGCGATGATTGCTATCAGAATCACGACGTATGCCAGTGCCTCGAATGTTCGCCCGTCAAGCGTTGCGAGGACGACAGCGGCGGCTAGAAGGATCGCTGCCAGCAGGCCGAGCCAGTGTTTCAGTTCGCCCCTGCTCAC